GTGTCCGAGCGTTAGAAAAAACTGACACTGGTTTATCTTTCTTTGCTAAATTACATCGAGCACAAGCAGCCGTTAAGTTTTCTGGGTCATCAGTGCCACCAGCTGATACCGGGATGATGTGATCTACATGCTTGGCTTCTGCCCCACAGTATGTGCAGGTGTTGGCATCTCGAGCCAGTATCTTGAGCCTAAGTTCTCGCCATGCTCTTGTGCTTCCACCTCTAGTCATCCTTCTCTAACTCCTCTATCAGTACTCGGATTGCTTCATGGTATCTATCTATCTGCTCAAGTAACTCATCTAAAGCTTCTATCAGTTCTTGTGGGTTAAGTATCAAGGTCTTGTCCTGTGTTATGCCTGGTTGGGCTTGGGTGGGCAGAGCATGGCTTATTACTAAACCATGTCCTAAGCATGCCCGTATTGGGATGGTTTGGTCTTTTACATGGGTCATTACTGACAGCAACGCCATTTGATTAGCAGCTCTTGTTGTCGTATGGGTTGCTCGGTTCATACGATTACTCCTAATCTCTACTCTGTTATGAGTCTGTTTGTCTGGCTCGTACCCAGACTACAAAACACCCTCAAACGGTGGTTTAACGTAGTACGAGTACGTCAGTCTGTTATACTCAGACCTAGAGTTGGTAGTTAATTCTGGGGAGGCTTAGCCACTAACTGATTGAGCCGTCACCATTGGTGGCGGTTCTTTCATTTCCCAGAGTGTTGATTGTATCTGTTCCTGGTGTCACATTGATTGTTAGACACTTATGAATTGGAACCCGATAAAACAATTCTTGCACTGTGTACTTTGTATCTCGAAACACTGTTGGCTCTGATAGTAAATCGTCAATGCCTGTCACCAGTGCGTGTGTGCGTTCATGGTTCATCATCACAAAGTAAGTATTTGGAGCCATCACTCGAGCTTTACGCCCCGGAACATGAACATACTTAAATGGGTATGTGTGACCAGTCCAGTTATGGTTAATCTCGACCTCGATGGAGTTACCATTGTTCGCTATCAAATCAACCCCGTAAATGTCTGGGTTTTCAATCCACTGTAAATCTGGCTGGTTGATGTTTAGCCAGTTAAGCATGTCGATTTTGGCTATGTCATCCCTGTTGTACATGCGGCGGTCAAACTCTTTGCTCGAGGGTTTCATTTCTTTTTCGCCACTTTTTTGACTGGCACTTCGACCTTTAACTGTTCACAAGTTAGGCATGAGCCATCACTGAATAGCCATCCACCACAACCTGGACAACGCTTAATGAGATCTTGGATGTGCTGGAGCACTCGGTCAAGCATTACGCCCTTAATGCCTGTATCTTGGCGTAACTTGTTCTGCAGCTGTGTTAGGGCTGAAACATAGCCACTATCAAACTCACTTCTCATTGCGTAACGCCTTTGCGATGAGTTCTTGCTCCTCGAGTAACTGCTGGAGGCTCGCATACAGGCATGACGGGCAAAATCCTCCATTTGTGCCATCTGGGCATGGGCTGGTGTTATCCCATGCTCGGATAATTGCATCTCTTAATGTGATCATTAGTTCCACTTACTTTCTGGGTCTGGGTTGTTTGGTTTCTTGCCTGGTACATAGCCCTCAGCTTTTAACTGCTCAATGAGCTTTGATGCCCAAAATGAGGTCAATCCGGGGTCTGTACTTAACTCGTTTTGTTCTTTAAATTTGGTTACATAGTCAGTCATGTCAGTAATAGAGTAATTAAACAATGCTTTGATAAGGCCATACTGCTTCTCTGTCATCTCTGGCTGTGCATACTGCCCACCAGCACTCGGCTTCTCTGGCAATGGCTTACGCTCTGCCCAGGGGTCATCTGTGGGCTCTTGGCGAGCCTGAGCCGCCTCGACCTCTTGCTTGGTAGCCACAGACTTACCCAGACCAATACCAAGTGCACCTATGCATCGACCAAAAGCTGACGTCTCGAGATTTTGCAATTCACTAAATTTTGTAAAATTTGTTCTGCCGATTGCAAGTTCCGCAGCTGTGCCCGTACCTGGGCGAACATCATCAGGTGTGCGATAAGCGTAGGCAATGCCCCAAATCATGTCGGGGTTGCTTTCAAGTATGCCTTTAAACTCAAATTGCAATGAGCCCTCAGGATACTTTTCATAAAACAATGTGATGCGTTCTTTTACATCCACATAGTCGGCCATGTTAAATGTCATAAAGCACCCTTGTTTCTAAGTTCATGCAAACGGTTATAAACTCCAGACTCAGTTCTGCCTAATACATCTGCAATTTGTTCTGCTGTTATACCCTGCTTGTACGCTTGAATTGCGTATTGATCCTCTTTGTTGCTCCACCTACGCCCTAAACGATTTGGTCGCACATTAAGTGGTTTTTGCACTTGTTGAGGTGTATCAGCTAATAACAATTCAATTAACTGTGATTTTGGTAATTTATCTAGGATTTCCCTAATTCTTAACTGCTGCTGTTCCATGATTAGTCCTTAGTCTTTGATGCCGAGATCTCGGCGTACTTGGTCATCTATCGGTGTATCCGAGTAGGTGTGTGGTTTTTTAACTACATAAAGTGCTCGGTATGAAACGACCAGAGCGATAAATACTGCAAACGCTCCGTAGAGCATGCGTAGTGGTGCTGCTTCTGAGATTGAAATTAAAATCCCAAGTGTTACAGCTGAGGCAAGATGGGCAAGCCTCAAAGCGTTAGTGATTCTTTTTTGCATTTTGCTGTTCTCTTTTCTGAGTATCGACTACATAACGAACAATGCCACCGATGCGGTAAGTCTGGATTGTTCCAGCCTTTTCCCAGTTCACCAGTGTTTGGCGGCTCACTTGGAAATAGTGAGCTGCTTGACTTGCTGTCATTAGTTGGTTCATGTGTGAAACGTTAGCACAGATTTATGACAGTTTTACAACATTAGGTGTCTGTCGGTGTGTTGCCTGATAATTCAGGGTTTAGGAACCCCATCAGACCAGCGACAATAGCACCCATTACTGAGCGATACTCGAGGCTAAACTCGGTTGCCTGCCATGATGCCAAGAACGCAATTAGACCAAATGAGATTGGTTTTGGCAGGTTGGCATAGGAGTATTTTGATTTTGTCATTTTAGGCATGTCCTCGGGTCTACAGCATCGATGGCGTAACGGTATGGTGCGGTTCTTGCTTCCAAGTGGAGGTGTGGTCCAGCATTGCTAGATCCTGTTGCTCCACTGTGGCCTATACGCTGTCCTTGTTTTACTCGAGTACCGGCAGATAACGGTTCTTTGTCTTGTAAATGTGCATAAATAAAACGGTGTGAGCCATGCTGGATAATAACTTGTGTGCCATACGCTGGACCCCAATTTGAAGCAATGATGATGCCATCAGCTACAGCAGTAACTGGTGTGCCTCGCTTTGAACCGTAATCAACGCCTGTGTGATAACCAGCAATCCAGACAGTGCCTTTTTTGCCAAAGTCACAAGTAACCTTGTCAGATACTGGAGCCTTGAACGCTGATGGTTTAGCGACTGCCTTTTTAGGTGCTTCGGTCATGTTATGCCCCCTGGTATGTGACTGACCAAATAACTTGGTCGCCCGAGTCGATAGTCACTGGTTTGTTGGTGTTATTGAACGCAATAAGTGAGGTGTAATCGGCTGGTGATGTTGTTCTATTTTTTTCTAGCCAAAACTCAAGGTCTGTGCCTGTAATTCGGATTGTGCATTTGTAGTAAGCGGTCGCTGATGAGTCAAAAAACAAGCCATTGCCTACCCACTCAGTTGTGTTTGTGCTCGCATTGACGGGCAAGTCAATGCTGAGAGTGCCTGAGCCTGCTGCAGCTGATGTACCAAACTGGATAATCCCGTCAAAGAATACGGTTTTGCCTAACTGACACCAGTTGGCACTAGCACTATTACCTGTGCCCAATACCCAGCCTGTGCCTGTCGATGTTGGGGTTATGTTGGTGTACGAGGCCTTACCCAGACTGCTGTCAATGGCTGTACCCAGTGAACGGATAGCACTAGCACCATTGCGTACTAGGTCTGTGTCATTTGGCGTAGTCCAGCCGTTATTAGTTGTAGTTGCCATTAGGTCAAATCACTCCATTTGGTTGTAGCTAGTGCGTAAGTATTCCATGTGTCGGTGCCGTTTAAGTCGTTCCATAAAGTGTATGGGTAAAGTTCATCAGCATTGCTCAAGGTCATTTGGATAATGTTTTGCCCTCGGGCTGAGGTCCATGTGTAGCCCTCGATAAAGCCCTCGAACGATTGCAGCTCTGGTGTTGGTAAATCGTAAATAACTATCCGAGTGCCTACCTCGACCTGAGCAAGGCTCGAGTTAAGTGCATCGCTGATAACTGCTGTATTGACCGTTAGTGACCGTAGCCCAATAGAGGCTGCTTTACGGGATGACAACAAGATTTGTGCCTGACTATTGGCATCTGCTGAATTGTGCAAAGTAGTTTCCCGAGTGCCTGAACGTACGCCATAAGTCGCTTGGCTGGTTGCATCATCGTAAGTTGTTCCAAGTGCCCCAGAGCCATAACTAACCGTCACCTGATTAGCGACAGTATTAGTCGATGTTGAAAGCACATAATCGCCTGCCAAAACATCATCAATTGACAACGTAATTTCAGTGTTCGATTTACGATCTAGATAGGTCTGGTATTTGATACGACCATTAGAGTTTGGCTGACAATACAAAACACCCATTGATGACTGCGAGGCAGCCTGAGCCAGTTCTAGGGCATTTGTGACAGTGCCTGCTGAGTGAACCGCAATCTCATAATCACCTGGAGTAGTAATACCTGATGTGTCATACCCGAAAGCAGTCAAAATAGCCGCAATACGAGTGCCTGCATACTGCTTGGCAAAACTCGATGTAGTGGTTTTGTTGCTCAATGTGGCCAAATAGTCCACAGCTGTAATCTCGTAAAAGTAAATGCCATTACCGTTTGACCATTGCAAACTGGTTTGTATGTCCGAGATAGTGCCAAAAAAGATAATGCGTTTATCGTCATAGCCTGTTGAGTCGTAAATCTGCCACAATACCTGTGAGCCCAATGTGACCGATGTTGGAAACGTTGCACCCGGGGTCAATTGTAAAGATGCCCTAAAAGTGCTTGGTGATGGCTGTTGGGTAATGTCGCTTCGACCATGAGTACAGCTCAGACTTTCGATCATGGCATAATCATCTACGCCATAACCATCGATTGTTAAATAATCTGCCATTAGATGGCGGCTCCATCAAGTTTTAATGGTCCAGTGCGGATGCTGGACTGTTGCAATATTCGCTCGATGCTACGGCGAGCAGACTCACCATCGACAATGCCGTTCATGATGATTGTTACATTGCCACTACCTAAACGGTTGTTAGGTGTAATTGTGCCCCCACCCATAGGCGTAAATAGTTCTGGTCCATACTCACCAACCATGTATGTACGACCACCTTTTACTGGACCGCCAAGAGCCTTTTTAGGTGGAGTATCCTCGCCATTGAAATTGAGTAGATAATCCCTGATACGAGTATTTGGCAAATTCCTAAACACAGTCATTACGGCTTTGCCTATACCAGTTTCTTTGAATTCCCCAAACTTTTTGTAAGCAGCTGTCACTTTGTCGATTGCATCAGCAACAGCGTTAAAGGCATTTGCAATGGATTGCACATTTTCAGCTAGTGAACGCTGTTTGCCATCATCACTGGTGTTAATTGCTTGGATAAAAGCACCGATTGAGTCGGCTACTTCCCTAATCGACTTGCCTAACGAGATGCCAGAGCCTTTACCTTTTTTACCTTGGAAACCGTCAATGACATCGGTTACACCTTGAGCAATTTTGGGTAACCACTTTTCAGCAAAAGGCTGAATAGACTCAAGAATTGCTGAACCGATTGACTCTTTAGCCTCACCAATTGACTGATTAAAGATTGCTAACTTGCCTGCAAAAGTGTCAGCATTAGCCTGAGCTGCACCACCATACGACTTACCCAAAACTTCATTAGCCGCTGCAAGGTCCTTTGTCTTAATAATGTTCTCAGATAATGGCACACCAAGTTTCTTGAGTGAGCCCAAATTACCGCCCTGGGCTTTAGCAATAGCAGTTGTAACGGTTTCGAGGTCTTTGCCTGTACCTGCTGCAACATCGAGCGACAGACTTAATAGATCCTGTGCCTTGCTAACGTCACCAGTTGCTCGGGTAAGTTTTGCAAGGGCTGGGCGTAACTTATCGTCAGCAATACCAAACTGCATCTGTAACTTGGTGATGTACTTTTCTGCAGCTTTAATCTGGGAGTTAGTCGCTTTAGTCGTATTTTTTAACGCTACCGCTAACTGCTTCTGTGACTTCTGGTCAGCGATAGCCGCTTTAACAGCATCGACACCAAACGCAATAGCCATACCAGCAGCGGCAACACCAGCCAGGGCAGCACTTTTGGCTATTGACTTCATCGAGGACTTTAACGAGCTACTAAATGACTCGGTTTGTCCTGATGCCTTTTTAATGCCTGCTGCAAAGTCCGTTGTATCGGCTAACAGATTGAGTTTTAATGTGCGTATGTTAGCCATTACTTATCAGGACCCCATTTCTTTTTAAGCAGTTTGTAGACAGTTGCCAAGTATTCTCGGCGAATACGTTCTTGATTTTTGCGAAGCGTTGGGAAAATAAAATAACCTCGAGCACCCCGACCCATACGCCCTGAATAGTGAGCAAACTTACGCCCACCCTGTTTGAACGTACCGGGGCCACCATCCTTGACACCAAACTCAGCACCAAATAAAAAGTCTGATTGCATAGGCTGTGGACTGCCTGGAGTCTTTTTACGCTGTACAGGTATCTTGCGAGCACCACCGACAGTGATACTGGGCACTCGGTCTTTGTTTGCCTTGATAGATCTAGCAAGCAACATTGCCTGAGCAGGGTTAGGTGCTGAGGCTGCTTTGCGTTTCATTTCCTCAGCTAGTGTTCCCACTAGTTGCTGGGTTTCTTTGCGGAGTACATCCTGTGCTTCTTTAGGCATAGTCTTAAATGCTTTGAATAGCAGTTCTTTATCAGACTTATCCATCTGTATGTCGATTTTGATTTTATCTGCCATCTGTGAGCACCTCCCATGCCGTTGCTATGTCAGCCATTGACCAAGTGAGCAAGTCTTGCAGCGGTATTCCTGTGTGGACTGCTAGTTGTACTAGATCCCGTTTTAGGCTTCCGCTGGGGTGTCTTTTGGGTCATCATCAGCTACTTCAAACGACTCGAGGTTTTTAATCCAGTCATCGTATGGGGTAGGTATTTCTGATGCTAACCAAATGGCGTAGGTAATAATTTTGGTACTGCCGTTTGCCATTTTGTCCTGAGCCTCGGTGATGGTGAGCCCGAGGTCATCCTCGAGCTTCACCCACACCCAAGCCTTGTCAATGTTGGCTTTGTATTCAGTTTTGTTGTTTATGTATTTGACTTGCACTGTTCCTGCTTTCTGCTAATTAAGCATGTGTTACTGAACCACCATCGACAACGAACGATACTGATGCAGTAAGAGCATCTGTAGCATTGCCACCGACAACTGGGAAATTGGGGTAAAGGTTGCCTGTAAATACTTCACCATTAGCTGTGAAACTAAAGGCGATGGTTGTATCTGGTGCAGTCTTTGTTGCATCCCACAAAATCTCACAAACTGATGCAGGCGAGGTTGAGCCCCAGTCCTGGTAAAGTTCAGCAGTTAGTGTTGCGGTGCGATCGATGGTTACATACTTGCGACCTGAAATTACTTCAAGTACCTGCTGGTTGGTGTCTAGTGTGAGGGTAACTCCACTAGCTACGCTGGTGTATGACACCGAGTTAATGGTGAGGTTTAGATCTCGACCTGTTACGTATTTAAGTGCCATGTGAGCACCCTCCTAGTTGATTGTGACATCGAGTTCGATGTCGGTTGTAAGGTATTCGGTTGAACCGACTTCATTTGAGGTAGGTTGTGAGAAATCGCCAACAGTTACATAGTCCGGAATTAGAGCTGCAACAGTTTCAATCATTTTCTCGAGATTGACTAGGGCTCCCTGATTGTCGTTGTTTGGGACCATCAGGGTTAAGTTAAATCGGGCTGCAAATCTTGTTGGGGTTTGCCAAAGCACATACGGCGAACCAGGCACAAGAACAATGGCAGGTGCATACATAACCTCGTTCGGAAACGCATAAACGCTGTATGAGGGGTCTGCTAGGGCTTCTGCGAGGTCTTGCCTAGTTTCGGTTAGGCTCATCCTACAAATCCGCCCATGTCCATGTATGGGGCTAATAGACCCCGTACTCGAGTGAGCAGTGCTTGACCTAAACGATGTGGTCCAGGAGTGAAGTCCACTGCCTGAATAGTGCCACCTGGTGCAGTGCGTTGCTGGAAAATCTCAATAGCCACAGCGAGCGATGCCTCTCTAACACTTGGTACGCTGTCGTAAATTAAGGCCTGAGATACCAAGATCACTTTGCCAAATGGCTTGTATCGTTTTAGTTCAGTGTTTGCTGCAGTTTTAGCAGCTGTGAAAAAGAAATCATCCCGACTCACAACCGTAAAAGTGCCATTAAAAGTTGCGTCTAGACCACTGACCGTAACTGAGTCTCCGATAGATAACGAGTTACGGTCAGCGGTGTAGAACGTCACCACATTGTTTGAGAGTTGTGCTGATGCTATGGAGGCTCGATTGTAGTCGAGCAGGCCGTCAATTAACTCTTCGGCAGCATCGGCAACCTGTTGCAAAGTCGAGTCAGGGTAGAGCGTTCCAACGCCCAGCGTTGTACGTAACTCGTCTATGTCGATTTTGCTCATAACAGGTCCTCAAGTGGAAGGAGTAGCCCTGGGAACAGCAGTGGCAGGGCTACCCCAGTCTGGTTAGGTTAAGTTGAAACGGCGAACGCCCGTTGCATCCTTAAGTAGTGCACAGCCGTAACCGTAGACACCGACTCGAACCTGACCAGTTTCGATTAACTGAACCTGTAGGCGAGTTGTAGGTGCTTCGTACCAAGTGATTGCCTCTGGTGCGATGATGAACGCTGAGTCATCAATCTTGGTGCTTACTGAGGTGTAAGGGTCTACATAAACATTTAGACCCATGATGTTGCCATCGATGCCCTGACCTGAAAGAACGCCCGGGTTGTTCTGTGCGTTTGATGCGGTGAACAATGGGCGACCTGCGGTATCGGTTGCACCTAGTAGAGTTCCCCACCAGTCTGTGTTGATGACTACGTTGCGAGCCTTTTTCTTTGAACCAGCGAAACATGCAGCTGACTCGGTTCCAACGTATGAGATGAAACCTGCGGCAGTTGCAGCGGTTGTTGCAGCCTGTGTGCCTGATGCTAGAGCGGTCAAAACTGCTGAGTCAGTGGCTTTTGCGTAGGAATTTGCCATCTGGGAGAGTAACTCAGAATAAAATTCCGGGCTCGAACGGTCGATGAGCTCCCATGAAACATCGTTCATGCCAGCGTACTTAACAACAGTGCCTGTTAGGTAAGTGCTGGTCATGCCTGTTTCTGATGGTGCTGAACCCTCTGCAGTTGCTGCAACAGTTGGTGCAGTGCCCAAGTTTGGAACAGTAAAGCTCATGCCTGATGAAACAAGTGCTTGACGGGATACAGCGTTGATTGCTGGGCGATCTGCAATGGTGTTTGTGTAAAACTCCTGCAAGTGCTGTGGCAAGGTTAGACCAGTGTTTGTGCTGGTGCTGTCATCGGCTGCTCGAACGTATGCTCGGGCATCCTCATCGCCTGTCATCTGCTTGATGCTGGCTTCTAGGTAACCTGCAGCAGTGATGTTTAGGCGAGGTGCGGTCTGGATTGGGCTTGATGCCTGTACTACTGGAGCAGCGGCGGCTTCAACCTCAACCTCTGGTGTTGCGATTGGTTGTTCTGACACTTGTTCCTCCTCTTGGATTGTGTCTGGGTCTGCCTCCGCTTCGGATGCAGCCACATCTGTAACCACAGCATCACTAAATGCTGGGGCATGGACTAACGACACTTCAACAATTTTGGCTGCAGTAACTCTCATTACTCCATCTTGGATTGTGTATTTGTCGATTTGTGCACCAACACTGAGTCCATCTCGTAGACCGTCAGCTGCTTCGACTAAAGCGTCAGAGCCTGCTGTTGTGTTGGAAACTTTAAATGTTCCAGTGATGCCACCCGGGGTCACCTGAAACTCGATTGCTTTGCCGATTGGTCGCATCGCATCATGTTGTAATAAGAATTTGACTGGCTTTGGGTCTGGATTGCTAATAGATCCAACCTCAAAGATTACGGGTCCAGCACTGGTGTTACCTGTCTTGCCGAACGGTACAACAATGCCTGAGATTTGTCGGGTTGCTTCATTTGCACCAGTAATGTGTGCAGCGAAAGTTAGATTAAGCGTCATTTGTTGGGTTTCCTCTTGGTGCTAGATCTTCCATTGCTCGGGCTTCATCGATGTTGATGATGCCTGAGTCTAGGAGTTTGACGATGACATCGACTCGTTCTGTTGGGTTGCCTCGTAAGAAATCATCCATCTCGACTTCGACATACTGTCCTCGAGGTGTGATGTCATCCATGCTTAGGCGGCTTTCGAACGAGTCAAGGTATGGGCGGAGTGAGAAATCAAGCAGTGAACGGCGTTCAGCTGACACATTGCTGTAGGTGCTGGTGGCACTTTCGGCATTGATGTACCAAGCTGGGATGTTCATTACTCGGGCAATTTCTGATGCTGTGTAGGCTCGAGCCTCTGTAAGTTGCATCTGTGCAGAGTCCAAACCTACAACCTCAAGATTGATTGGACCCTCAACATAAGCGGTTGAGCGAGTACGGCGAGCAGACTTAAAAGCAGTTAGCAATGCTTCTTTTTGGTCTGGTGGTAAATTCATACCCTCATTACGGAGGACCATCTGTGGCACTGGTTCTTGAGCCATACGCAATGCTGCGGCCTCTAGTTCGATAGCGGCGTTAATGGTTCGGGATGCTCGAGCTAGTACGCCCTCATCTGGACCCCAGAAAATGATTAGTGAATTAACGCCCTGCATAGGCACATCGACACCATCGATTGTGTAAGACAAAATACGAACGCCTGTGGAGTCTGTCCGAGTATTCACCCGTAATGGATCTATACGCCTAGCTTGTGTGACTCGACCATCCTCAGGGGATGTTGCCAAGATTTGCCAGTAAGCAACGCCATAAAAAATTAAATCGTCAATAGTCCAGCAGGTTGTCGTATTGCGAGCAAGGCTGGGGTCAGGCTGTTTGATGATTGGGCGGTTAGGTAATTTTGCTTCGGTCATTTCGCTATAAGTGCACATTTCAAGTGATGCGATAGTGCCAGCGATAATGTTACGGGCTCGGGCTACTGCTGGAACAGTCATGGCAGCTCGTCTAGAAATTGGTTGCAAATACCCCATGTCTGGTGTGTAGCCCAGGTTCATAGGGTTTACGGGATACATTTCCGCAATGGCAGCTGTGACTTCTAATTCGGGCATGACGAAAGCAGAGTTATTTATACGCATCGCATTGAGTAACCCCACACTGCCATAGTATCGAACACATGTTCTAAACAGAAATTATTTATGTGTATTTGTAATGGTTTGGGCGTTTTATTTAACTTGTAATGATGTTTTGTCGATACCGATGTTGGCATCTTGCAAACAGTCACCATAAGACTCATGATCTTGTGTAGGGCAACCAGAGCGACAAACACTCATGACCAAGTACCAGCCTGAGCAGTTGCACCTGTACCTAGCTTGTAAATGTTCATGTAGGAGCCCAAAACAAAATCGGGAGCCTGACTTGAACCTGCAACAGATTGTGTTGCACCCAAATTTATGCGACCTGCTGTTGTTGCATTTGTCCTGATAAATCCCCGGAATTTAATGTGATAAGTAATTGATGTTGATGAACTAATGCTGCCATCACAGTTGGTATTGCTTGCATCGGTCATACCACCTGCACCTATGTAAGTGCTGGTTGTCTGGTTAGTATTAAAGATTAGTCGGCTTGCTTGCTCAGTTAAAGTGCTAGTCGAACCAGTAGCCACATAAATTAGGCTAAGTCGAGCTGCAGCAGCAGTAGCCGAGTTTCTTGTTAATAGCTGGAGCATACCCTCAAACATGTAAGTCGTATCTGCATCGACATTGAAATAATTTATCGTTCCACCAGAAGTTCTGAATACAGCCTCTGGTGTGTTGTTGTTGGTTGCTTTTGTAGCCGTAGACATTAAAACGGCGTTGCCGACTGTCGCTGTAGTTGGACCTGCTGGACCAGTTGGACCTGTCGCACCTGTCGCTCCAGTAGGACCTGTATTACCTTTGGCGGCTAATTGTATCCATTTACTAGGCAATGCCCCGGGGTCGGTAGTTCTATCACCACTGCTTGAAACCGCTGAATAACAATAATAGGTTGAACCTGCATCTGTAACAGTGTCACCTATGTAGTAATAATTGCCACTTGTCCAGGCAACAGTTGGGGTGAAACCAAATGACATGTAGTTCCAATAGGCAGTACTCGTTGTTAAAGGTTCTTGATTAGTGCTGGCAATTTTGGCGTACCAAGTTTTACCCCTGTTGTATACAACGTCATTGGCTGCATAAGTGGTTGCACTATTCCAATCACCTTTTATTGTAAAACTTGTTCCTGCTGCTCCAGTGGCTCCAGTAGCACCAGTCGCTCCAGTTGCACCTGTCGCTCCAGTTGCACCTGTTGAGCCTGTATCTCCTTTAAGACCTTGAATGCCTGTGACTTGCTCAGTGATAAGTACTGGTGACTCGGTTACAGCAAGAGTTGTAGTGGTATCAGTTACCGTTAATTTGTAGGTCATGATGTTACCTGACCATCGACAGTGAAACGACCTTGCACAATACGCACAACATAGGAACCGCTAGTGAGTTCTAGATCATAAACATAATTGCCCTGGGCAATAGCCCCAGTCTGTGCAGCTGTGGCACTGATAATAATTTTGCCATCGTTAGCACCAGCCGTAATTCCTGAACCTGTAGTCAAGGTTAAGACCGCTGCATCCGAGGTATTGACGTACTGCCTAACCTGCAATTTGGCTGTGTAACCAGTCCAGTTGATAGGTGTGCCGTCATTAGTAGCTGTGAAAGTCTTATCAAAGGTTGCACCCTGATAACAAGTCATGTTGTAAGTACCGGGAGAAATCATAATCCAACCTTATACCACACTAATGCCCACAGAGGCTTTAGGCGTTGCGGCGAGTCCGACAGCCATAACCATAGCAATAGCCGCCCCAATGTCCTGTACAGCCGCTTTACGGGCAATCCTCCAGCCACCATCGCTCGATGGTCTACGAGCACAAGCAATTAGGTGTGAGTGCATGGTGTCTTGGTTCGGGTGGATTAGGTCTGACTGGTTCATCGCTGACAAGGTTAAGTCACAGTATGTGGAAAAGGTTGTGGATGCCCAAGCAGTCGGGGCTACTGGTACGCCCACCTTAGCCAGATGCGGTGCAATGTGACCAGCAGTTTTAGGGTCAAACGCTAGCGACCTGACCGAGTAAGTTCTAGCGAGATGAGCCAAATCAGCTGCAAGTTCTCGGTCATTTAGTCCTCCATCTTTTTGCCATCGAGTGAGGAACACTGCGAGTTTGTCCTTAACAATTTGAACAGTAACAAGGTAAGCCTCTGTCCGATTAAAGTTAAGATCAAGCCCCATGTACGTTTCATAACCCAATTCTAAACTGAGATCATTGTCTGCACCTAAAGCCCAGTTGTTTAAGTTCCATGGCGAGTCGATACTCTCGACCCACTGGCATAACATCTCAGTTCGTATTGCATCGTCACTATCTCGAGCTGCCGCATCTTGCAAAGCATCCAAAGTAATTGTGTGACCCATTGCTGGGTTAGCCGCTTGCCATGCTTTAACATCATCGACTTTTGCTCCCTGCGGTGCACTCCACTCATACCAGCCGAGCCGAGGTGACTCCATCAACAATGCCCGTTGCCTAAGTTCATTGAGCACAGTAGATGATGCATCGCCTGCGTTCGAGGCCACCCAAGTCTGCCCCCCTGTCGCCCTGGTCAGAGGCGTAACGGCGGTCCAAGCCTCCTGCTTAATCTCTCTGAGCTCATCAACAAACAAAAGGTCAGCAGTCGCACCTCGAGGACCCTCAGAAGTTGCAGCCCTAATGCCGTATTTGCGTATCCTCTTGCACTTGGTTTTACACTCTTTTGGATAATGGTGGCAATAGATCTCTAACTCCTCCTGGCCATTAGTCCGGGATACTCGCTTAATCCGCTTCCGCATCCAGGGCAAACTCTCAGCCAAATCGACAACCTGTTTGAAATGGTCTAGTGCCAGTTGGCGGTTCTGTGCCATCGCAATAATTGAGCCCTCACCAAACACATAGAGTCCTGCAAGAATACGCATCCGCATTGCATGCGATTTTCCATTCTGTCTCGCAACCAAAATGCCTGCGGTAGTCCTGACCCACTTGCCGTTCTCATCGACAGTGCAAGCATCATCCATCACATACTGTTGCCAGGGCAGTAACGGAATACCTAAATCACTTGCTAGTGCTCCGACTATTGGTCCCAGACTTTGCCCTGGTTGTTTTGGGCTTGCTATTCGGGGAGCTGATGAGCCGTAAATAACTTTCGGCGTACGCTGTGCCATGATCTACCTCCTCTGCCATCGCCTTAGATGCATCTCGAGCTAGTGGAGTGAGTTTAAGTTCTTTCATCAAAATAGTTAATCGACCAATCAACGCTGCAGCTTTATCGAGGTCAGTGCCCGAGTCAAAAATTGTGTCAATGCATCTGGCCAGTTTCATTGAGAGACAGACTGCCCCCTGGTCTGCTGGACCAATCCACTTTTGAGCCTCTGAAATGCAGTTCCCCAAGTGTTCGCTGATAGTGCCTGCTGGTATCTGGTAAGTATCGGGTGCAATCGGTTTCGTCATGGTGCAAATCCTTTTGACGGTGGGTCAAATCTGAGCATCGGGGAGAGAGAACAT